AGGCGTCTCGGATCTCGGCCTTCGTCGCGGCAGCGCTCGACGTGTAGTTCAGGACCCGACCGACGACGGTATAGCTGTACGCGGTCCCGTTGGCTGCCGTGATCAGGACGTCGACGACCTTGGGCTTGGCGCCCTTATCGTTGACCATGGATCGGGTTTTGTGGGTGTAGAGTCCGCCGACGAGCTGACCCGGGAAGCCTTTCGGCTGTTCGCTAACGATGGGCTGCGACATGGTGTCTCCTGCTCCTGAGCTCCTATGCTCCTATCGCTGAGCCTCTCGGCTAGCTATCCGTCCCCGGCTTCCAAGCCGAGGTGAGCGCGTCGACCGACTTCCGGTGAGCCTCGGCAGCGATCTCGGCGAGCGACTTGCCGTCGGAGCGCGGGATCTGAGGAACGCCGGTGAAGGCGCCGGCGATCTGCTCGGACGTGCTCCTCGAGGCGATCACGGCGTCGAAGGCTGCCTCGACGTACTCGTCAGACTTCCCGTCGAGCTTCACGTCGGGGGCGAGCTTCACGACGACCTGACGACGCAAGTCCCCCGGCTCGAGCTCGACGAGCTCGAGCGGCTCCTTGCCGAGCAAGGGGGCCACGGTCGTGATCGTCTTCAGGGCATCGGCTCTCGACTTCGCGGTCTGCTCTTTGGCAGCCTTGGCGTCGATGTCGTCCTTCCGCTTCTTCGACTCAGCGGTGAGCACGTCCAGCTGACCCTGGGCCTTGGCGAGCTCCTTCCGGAGGCCTCGGAGCTCGGTCGAGTCCTTCTTGTCCTCGCCCTCCTTCTCCTCCTTCTCCTTCTCCCCCTCTTCCTCGCCCTTCTTCTTCTTCATGAAGGCAGCGACGGCATCGGGGACGTCGTACTCGGTGCCGTCGATCTTGATCTTGGCCATGTCGTTCCTCGTCTGGGGCGTGCCCCGGTGAATCGTTCCGTCGCCCGAATCGAGTCGGATCGACGCGGTTGGGCCCGCTCGGCCCTCGGGCACTATAGCCACGTGATTGCCCAGGATGCCAACCTGCACGGCGTCGAAGCGATGGTCGGAGCCCTTCGCGTCAGTGTAGGTTCCCGGCCTGACGAGCGTCTGGCACGAGTAGCCGCACGAGAGCTCGTGGACGCCTTGGTCGACTGCGTCGATCGCAGACTTGGCCGTGATCAGGAGGTCGGATCGGAGATGGTCATCGGCCCGATCTGGTCTTCCGATCTGCCCGACCTGATACCGCGCGACCGTGTCGGGCCCGAGGTTGTCGGGAGGATGTCCGAGGGTCATCGGCGCAAGGGCGAACGATTCGACCGACTCGGCGTCGAAGACCTCCTGAGGAGGGCGAAGCTCACGGATTCGTCGGGTCTGTCCCGCCGCGTCTCGGACCTCGTAGTCGAAGACGCCCGCTCGGCTGATGAAGCCCTGGGCCCTCAGGAAACCGTGCCGGGTCCGTCTCGGCGCCTCGAGCTCGTACAGGTCGAAGCGACGAACCCGCTCCCCCGGCTGAACCTCGACGGTGCCGGCGTCGAAGCGAATCACTCCGTCCTGGTTACGCTCACCGGCAGGCTCGAATTCGCTGATCGAGTGACCGTGCTCCCCGAGCCATTCCCGGGCAGCCTCGGTCGTCCATTGCTCTCGAGCAAAGCGGAAAGACTGGACCTCGGGCTTCTCTTCGCCGGTACGGCGACCCATGAGGGCAGAGATGCCGGCAGGTAGCCCCTCGCTTGATCGGAAGAGCTCGCCAACGAAGAGGCTCGGGTCCTTCTGACGGGCAACGTGCTCGCTCTCGAACGGCATCAGGTTGCCCCAATGTTCTCGGGTTCAGGCAATCGAGTCAACGTCAGACGTCCTCGAGGTCGCCCTCGTCGAGGCCCTGAGAGGCCGGATCGTCGCCGAAGCTCGACCTCGTGTCGACGGATCCGTCGTCGCTCATCTTCCGGATCCGCTCGACGTCGGCAGCGTTCTCGGGGACGAGGACCGTGTATCGGTGGCCGTCTGCGTCGGTCTTCTGTCGTCGAATCATGAGCTACTCCAACACGAGGAATTCACTCTGCGGACCGAAGACACCGTCGACCCAGCCTTCGCTTTCGTGAGTGACGAGGATTTTCGACGCTGGGACCTCCTCGGCGATCACCCGGCCACCCTTACCGGCGAAGGTCTGAGCCACCCTGCGATCGCTCGTCCACGCCGAGACGGATCCGGGAACGTCGAAGTCGGTCTTCAGGCCTCGATACAGCCGGACCGAGCTCTTGCCCTGCTTCTTGAGCTGAGCCTGAGTCGCCGTGTACAGCCGGCGCAGATCGCCTCGAGCTCGATCACGGTCTGCCTTCGGGATCCGAAACTCGACCCCGCTCCTCTGGTACGGCACGCCCTCGAGACCAAACTCCTCGATCGCTGCCCTCTTGAGCATGATCGAGGTCCGTCGCGACGACCCGTGCACCCACTCCCAAAGCATCCAATCCCGGCGCTCCTCGTGCTTCGCTGAGTCCCGAGCTTGCGGGAAGTTGCGGAGCCACTCGGCGTTGCGCCGGGCCTCCGTCTGCTTTGGGCTCAGCTCGATCACAGTCCCAGAGCGCGGCAGCGTCGCCTTCGGGTTCGGGGCCGGCTTCGGCGGTACCGCTCGAGGCTTCGGCTCCTTCGTCCGGCGCTTCGCTGCTACCGGCTGCGAGGAGGCCGGGATCTCGAACCCGCCGGCAGGACCGATCGAGGGAGCGTCGTCGACGAGGTCGCTCAGGACCGGCTCGGCGTGACATCGGCAGTTGATAGGCTGCCCCGGGTGGCCGTCGTCGGGGGGCCTCGACCACGAGAAGATCTTCCCCTCTCTCGCCGCGTGCTCTGGCCTGACCCGAGCGTCCCTCGAGGTTCGCCAGATGTATCGGGTGACGCCGAGCCTCGTCTGACGGATCCGGCTCAGGTCGCCCTGATACTTCGACACCTGATCCCGGGCGATGAGCTTGGCCCGCTTCTTCGCCTTCCTGACCTCGGTCCCCGAGCCGAGGAAGTTGCGCTCGAGGTCCCGCTGAATCGACTCGACCCGACGGCCGGCTCGTACACCGTCGCCGACCTGAGCCTCGACCTTCGCGAGGAAGTCAGCGGAGACCCGCCTGATTAGCCTCGCGTTACGCTGAACGAAGTCGTCGACGAGAGGGCCGAGGAACGGCTCGGAGGCTACCGGGTCGACGCCGAGCACGGTGCGGAAGGCCTGACGCTGGTTCTTCTGGTTCTGGCTGCCGACCTCCTCTGCCGCGGCTCGAGCGGGTCCTTCATTGTCGACGGACCCAGCCCAGACGAGCTCGGCCCGATCGATCAGGCCTGAGAGCTCGTCGCCCAAAGCGTCGGCCCTCATCTCCTCGGGGGCTCCTGCGACGAGGCTAGGGATCTCGGGGATGATCACGTCTCGGACGACGGCCGAGAGCTCGGCGATCGCCCGGTTCAACGCCTTCCGGTAGCCGAGCTCGGGACGCTTGCTGATCTTGAGTCGGCCAGGGCGCCGGAGCTTCTGGAGCTGGCCTCGGGAACGCTGAAGGGCGACGGCCGTCCGAACGCCCTTGGGCTCGGCAGCAAGGACCGGATCAGCCACGGCTGGATTCTACACGAGGAAGCGCCGGACCCGGCCCTTCTGGGCGATCAGGCGATAGAGCCGGGCCTCTGGCCCCTTCTTCCTGCCCGGAGTCGGGAGCATGGCTCTGTGCTCCTCACAGGCTGCCTGAGCCTCGCCCTTGACGACGAGGAGCCAGAGGGGCCCCTCGTCGCATCCCGCCGCGAAGCAGGTCTCGGGGGTCGGAGTGTTCGGATCGAGATCGCTCATTCCCTCGTCCTCGCCAGATCCAGCTTGGTCGCCTCGAGATCCGGATCGTCCAGATCGAGCACCTCCTCGTCGCCTTCCTCGTCGCCCTCTTGCTCGATGTCCAGGTTGTAGGGTGACGATGGATCGTTGATCAGTCGAGTCCTCGCCTCCTCTGGGCTGATCACCTGATTCTGGATCAGCGTCTGATCCGTCTGAGCGTCTTTCAGCCGAGTCTCGCTCGTCTCCTGCTCGGTGGGCTGAGTCAGGGGGATCGGGTCGACGGTGTAGCTCTCGGGGACCTTCCCCTCGGTGGGCCCGGTCTTCGACCGGAAGAGCAGGTCAACGATGTACTCGAGCGGGCGTCGGATCTTCTTCTCCCACTTGTTCGAGATCCCATCGTAGAAAGTCGTCCTGCCCGACTTGTCGTCGGTCGTGAGCCCAGTAGGGGGCTGCGCGAAGAGGATCGACAGCGGCATCTCTGCTGCCGCGGCGAGCCTGTCCATCGACTTGATGATGATCTCGGGGATGCCTGAGAGCTGAAGGGTCCGGCGCTCGTAGTCCTCGCCGTCGTCCTTGATGATCGCGTTGAACGCCGACGAGCAGAGTGCGACGAGCTGAAGGCGCTTGAGAACCGTCCCGTTCTCGTCGTGCTCGATCAGCTGGTTCAAGCCTTTGATGGTCATGACCGCCTGCACGAGGTCCTTGAACAGCGCCTCCACGTAGTCGTACAGGGTCCCGTATTGCCGGAGCGGCTCATAGACCCGCTCGATCACTGGGTCGCCCCAGCCGTCGCCGTAGATGTCGGTTCGCTCGTTCGTCCGGATGCCGGTCAGCTGGATCACTCGGCTATGGTGGATCCTGCCGTCGGGGAGGTCGCCGGAGATGATCGGTTGCGCCGTGAAGTAGTCGGGCTTGCGGAAGTTTCCCGACATCATGTCCGGATTCCTGGGGCCCGGAAAGATCTCGCGCTTCGAGACGACGTTTAGGAAGTCGACGCTCTTCACTGCTTCGAGGTTCAGCGGCTTCGACGGCTCCCTGCCGTCGTCGACACCGAGGATCATCGCAGCGCCACCGTCGAGCCGGTCTAGCCGCATGAGCTCATAGAAAGCTTCGCGAGCACCGAGGACCTTCAGCGCTTCGAGCATGTCTCGACCGCTCGTCTCGTCGATCCCGCCACCCTCCTGAGGAACCTCGATCTTGATCCACCTGCGAACACTGTGCTCGGCAGGGGCGTCGACGATGCGGGCAAAGATCGCGTCTTGCCGATACATCGACTCGATCTCTCCGCACTCGATCTTCTTGTCTCGGGTCTTGAACCGGGTCGCCGTTCTTGGATCCCTGCCCGGCTGGTTCAGCGACGTCAGGACGTTTGACCAGCCGTCGAGCCTCTCCCCAAGGAGCTCGGCGAGCTGACCGAGCTGGGCGTCGTTCAGGGTCGGCAGGGCTGCTAGCGCTTCATCGAGGCTCATCCGTCACTCCTTCACCATGCGACGGGCCCGGCGTAGAGCCTCGGCCGTCTCGCTGATCTGCTCGGAGATTAGCACCTGCGTCAGGGTGTCGACTCGATCGTTCCGACGGGCAAGCGGGAATCCGCAGACCTCGTCGAGCCACGCCTTGACCCATGGTTTCGCATGTTTGTCTGGAACCCAAACGTTGCCCGCTTCAACGAGCGGCTGGCACGCCCTCGCCCGCTCGATCTTCGATCCCTGAGGTAGGACCTCGATCAGACCCGGCACCTCGGAGTGCAGGATCGCAACGACGGCAGGCCCGATCGCCTTCGCCTCGATCAGCTTCTTCGTCGCTTCTGGCCAGCGGGTCGAGACTGCTTTGATCGACGCGATCGACTCGACGATGCTCCTCCGGCCGTGGTCCTCGTCGAGGAGGTACACGTCGGCCCCTCTGATCCCGAAGACCCCACCATGCGCCCTCGAGCTGGGATCGATCTCCTCGCGCACCTGAGCCGCGTGGCCCTTCGCCCCTCCCCCGGTGAGGTCCCAGCTTTGGAGGACGCGGTCGAAGATCGGCAGCGTCTCCTCGGTCCAGATCGGGAAGTGCTCCTCGGAGAAGAAGCCTCCGCTCGCCGGCCTTGGCCTCTGCTGGTGCTGAGCCGCGAAGCCGTAGGTTCCGAGCGATAGCATCTCCTCGGCGATTCCGTCTTCGTCGAGATGGTCCGGGCAGAGCATCTCGCCGTCCTCGGTGCGAGGGTCGACGAAGTGCAGCGAGGTCTTCGACAGGTGCGGGTGGTCGCTCTCGAAGAGGGTCGGGAGCATCAGATGGTCCCATCCGCCCTGGTTCAGGAGGTCGGCACAGAGGTCGAGCTCGTGCGTCCGCTGGCAGATCACGATCCTGGCGCCTCGGTTCTTGTCGTTGAGGCGCGTCGACATGGTCTCATTCCACCAGTCGATCTGCTCCTGCCTGATCTGGTCTGAGTCGACGTGCTTCACGTTGTGCGGGTCGTCGCACATGACCCGGTCGCCACCCTCTCCGGTTGCGCCGGCGTCGTAGGACGTACAGATCCGGTGACCGCCCTGGTCGTTCTCGTAGTAGGTCTTGACGTTCTGATCGGTCGTGAACCGCCAGACCGGATTGCCGTCTACGTCCTTCGAGACGAGGCGCTGATACTCCTTCCGTTGCATCAGTCGGCGAGAGTGCAGCGCGTCGCGCTGGGCGAGCTGTAGCCGGAAGGAGCTCGTCAGGAACTGCCTGGTCGGGTCCTGCAACCACTCCCAGGCCGGGAAGCAGACCGAGGCGAGCGTGCTCTTCAGCGACCGCGGGGGGATGTTGATGATCAGCTTTTTGATCTGCCCCCGGTGAACGGCTTCGAGGTGATCGGCGATCGCGTCGAGATGCCACCCGGCGCCGTGGAGCTCCCTCCCCGGCTTCATCAAAGGCCACGCCCAGCGGAGGAAGTGCCGAAGGTGGCGCTTCGCCCTCGCTCCTCGAGCACCGTCGAGGTCGACGAGGAACGGGGGCGGTCGCCGTCTCACCCCTGGCCTACCTGGCCCCTTCGCCAGTTAAGCTCCGATGCATCGGGGAGCCACTCCGGCTCGAGCATGCGCCGAGACGCGACCCCCTTCGCGATCAGCTGCTTCCCGATCTCGATCGCCTCGTCGTGCCTCATCTCGAGGACGGTCGACTTCGACCCGGTGCAGAACTTTGCTCGGACACAACCTCCCCCGACTGCTGCGACCTCGTGCCCATGTTCGTTTCGGCTCTCACGTCTCACGTTCATCTTGATCCTTCTCGTCGTCTGGGAGCCCTGCCTCGATCCCCTCGATCAGGGCGTCAAGCTGGGCGTCGTCCATCTTGTCGTAGTCCAGATCCTCGCGCCCTATGAGCTCGGGTGGCGGACCGAGCTCGAGCTTCGACCTCTTCGCCCAGCGCTCAGGATTCCGGCGCTCGAGACGCCATGCCGCGGCTCTCCAATCGGGCAGCCCGGTCGCGGTCGTCCCCGAGCCGACCTTCCGGAGATCAGAGGTTTCAGCCGTGGCCCGGGCTTTCCTAACGGCGCGGTGAAAATCCAAGTACCTCCGATCCTCCTCGGTGTATTGAGTCCAGTCGGCAGCGTCCTCGAGACGCCTCCCCCGAGCAATCCAACGCTGGACGGTCCGACGGTTGACCCCACAACACGCGGCAGAAGTGTCGAGGTAGTTACCCTCCCTGACGAGCCCGACGATCTCCTCGTGCATCTCCGGAGTCAGCTTCGACGGACGTCCCCCTCGCACCTGCCGAGGCATCACTCCGGTCCCTTTCGTCACCCTCCCATTGACTCAGCCCACGGCCGAGGCGTCAAGGTTGGCGCATGTTCCGCGCCCTTGTTCTCGTTCTCGGATTGCTCACGGGTTGCTCGACGTACTCGGCCGTCGTCCCGAGCCTCGCCTGCTGTCGTGTCTGCACAGTCGGGCAGGCGTGCGGAGACGCGTGCATCCCGAAGGCTCACGAATGCCGCACGCCTCCGGGATGCGCTTGCCCTGTCGTTGACCTCGAGCCCTAGAGTCGCTCGAACGTGCCCGCCGGGTTCAGGCCCGGAGGACGGCAGAATCCGCACTGATAGCCGTGTTCAATGTGGCACGTGACGCAGGTTGCGTAGAGGTCATCGCATCTCGTGCAGCCCTCTCGATTCATCGACTCCTTTCCGCAGTCTTCACATTCCCAAGGTCCGACCCCTCGCGTCCTGACTCCTGGCACCTTCTCGAATTTACCCATCGGTTGACCTTGCACCCTGCGAGCGACGAGGATGCCGCTAGCGGGGTCCTCGTTTGGGGTCTTGTGGTGGGGCTCCGCTGACCTCAGAGCTCCCGGAGCGGCTACCTTCCCCGCTCTGGGAGCTCCTCTCGCGTGCCGAATAGCTCCACTCCAGCGAGGCCGCGACCGTGAAGCGCTTCTCTCGTTTCGACACGATATCCCTGACGACGAGATCCATCGTGTTGCCGTCCTCGCCAGGCCAGTCGCAGCCGTCCTCGACTTCCTCGGCGTACCTCTCGGCAGCCTCCTCGGCATCGTGTGCCCTGATCGGCCTCCATGCGCCCTCGTGGTCGGCGTCGTCCTCCTCTGCGACGTCGAACCATCGGCCGGACTCATGCCGGATCCGGCCGGCGACCAGGTCATCTCGGAGCGTCCGAACCGAGGCGCTAGAACCCGACGTGTCGAGAGAGGCGCTGGCCGGAGCATGTACAGCGTCGCCCGGATGCGCCTGGTCGTCGAGGACGAGCCCCTCGACCCCGCTCGTCCGAATCAGCTCCCACTTCGGCTCGAGCCGTCCTTCGACCTCGAGGAGCGTGCGGAAGGTCCGCTCGTCTCGCTCCTCCCACTTCGTTAGCTTCGTCCGTGTCCAGAATCTCACTTCAGGCTCCAATCATCTTCCGGCAGTTGGCGCACGTGACCTCGGCCGGGTTCGTCGTGTGACGCCACGTATTCGGCATGTTGCACAGGGGTTGCGGCTTCCAGCCCTTGATCGGTTTCGTTCCCCAGTTCTTCAGCAGGTGAACCTTCAGGGCCTCGAACGATGAGGCCCTCCTTTCGTTCTGCGCCTGCTCCCACAGTGTCAGAGCCTCCTCACCCGTCTGTTTCGTCAACTTCGTCCTCCTTTGGCTCAGCGCGTTGCCGGGCCCGTTCATTGATCTCGTCCTGCATCCTGTCCCGCATCCAGTCCGGCACAGGCAGAACGCCGTTGCCAGGCTCCGAGACCATCCTCGAGAGCTCCTTCCGCATCTCGCCGATACGTTGAGCGCTCCCCTCGAGCTGGGCCTTGCAGTGATCGAGGAACGCCCGGCCCCGTTCCAAATCGTGGATCAGATGAGCGATCTGATAGAGCTTCCCCATCTCCTGGGGCGTCTGCCAGACCTCACCAAACGGGACGCCTGAGGCCTGCTCGAAGGCTCGGACCCGGTCTCGCAGCCGTGCGAGGTCGCCGGGGGCCCGGCCAAACTCCGTCCGCATCCGAAGCTTCTCGGCGACGAGGCGCTTCTGAACCTGCTCCTCGATTGACCCAGCCGGAACCATCCCCTCGAGTCGATCGTCGGTCCACTCGCCGGCCTTCCGCACGAGAGAGGCAACGAACGACAGGGTCGGAGGCTGAGCCTCGAGAAGCTCGGCTCGGCTCTTCACTCGGAGGGGCCCACCCCCCGACGGCTCGAGCAGGCCCCATGCCGGGGGGAGCTCGCTCCTCGGCACGACACCAGGAGGCGCGACAATGTACCAGCGATGGCAGAACCGAGCGATCTCGTCGGCCTTCGATGGGTCCTCGAGCTCCTTGCGCCAGTCTGATCTCGAGACCTTGATCTCGAAACCGTAGAGCTCCAGCCCACGGCTCGGGTAGAGCGACATCGCGACAGCGTCGGCCGTCCGAACCTGCCTCGAGAACCCGGTCGCGTTGCGAACCTCGCCGAAGCACGCCCAGGCCGGCCCCGGATACTTCACCTTGATCAGCTCGAGGAGCTTCTGAGCCGTCCACTTCTGTTCGGGTTCCTTGCTCATCGGATCTCTCCGTTCTCTCGTAGCGCGTCGATGGAGGGCGAGACGCGAGCACGCATCCCGCACCAGGTGAACGAGGTCGCCCCCCGGAGATGCTTTCGGACATCGATCTCGGCTTGCGGGTCTGCCTTCCGCCTCTTCCTGACGTGTGCCCTGACCCAGTTGCGCAGGGCTGCCCGGCGCCTCTTCCCGTCGGGCACGTCCCGAGCTTTGAAGAGCTCACGGATCCCGATCGGGTCGGTCGGAAACCGTAGCGAGGGCGTGCTGATCCCGTCGTACCCGAGGTCAACATGCCAGAACATCGACGACGACCAGGCCACCCCATAGGCGAAGCTCACGTTCCGAAACATCGACTCGTCAGGCCGAGCCGGTGTGCCCCGCATCAGCTGATCACAGCTAGCGGGCCCGATGTACCGCCACCGCTCGAGAGCGCTTGAGTCTCGAGGACCGCCGAACCAGAACCGAAGCACGTCGTACCCAGTCCCGAGCATGATCGCGACCGTCAGCTCGACGATCTCAGGCCTCAGGGTAGGAACCACGGCTCGACCTCGCTTCGATCTGGGGCGTCTCAGGCCCGGCCTGCAGGCGACCGACCCGCAAATAGGGGCAGCGCACCTGCCTCGGCTCAGGAGCCTCGAGGCCTCGCTGACCGTTCGTCGCCTCGACGATGCCAGGCAGAGGCCGGGCGAGCTCGCCGGCTCCTCCTCGCTGACTGTGGGCCTCGTAGAGCGTGCGGAATTCTCTCGAGCGGAAGCGTCGCCACTCGCCGGCGTCGATCGAGCAGACGGCAGACCAGCCCCCGAGACCTCGAAGCGAGGCGTTGACCGCTGGGTCCTCGAAGTCGACCGAAGCGTAGGCCCCCACGCTCGCCATCGCCGTCTCGACGACGTGCTGGGCGAGGAGGGCGACGGCTCCGAGCTTCCCGTTGACCGCCTCCCGGAGGTCGACCGGCATTGGGAACCGGTGCCTCGTCTTCAGTGCCTCGACCGTCGCCAGCTCGAAGGCGTCGTCGTCGAGGTCGTTCAGGGCCTCCCAGTAGGAGTCGATCCGGTGCGGCGAGAGCATCTCGCCGAACCCGCTAGCGAGCCGGATCAGATTCCGGCCGAACCGTTCCTTGTCTTGCATATTGCTCCTCCTTCACGGCGCCCCACTGCTCGAGCGCCTGAGCGTTCTGATCTTCCTTCGTCGTCGTCCGGCTCGGCAGGCATCCTCCTCGAGCTCGAGCACGCTCGAGGCTGCCGAGGTAGTTCGTCACATGCTCGTCATCCCGGAAGATAAGCCCTATCGATAGGTACTCTCGCCCCTGAGGATTCTCGCCTTGATTCCAAGGGGTCAGAAAGCAACCGTCGATGGCCTCGCAGAGCTCTTCGACGCTCTTGCCGGACCTCAGGAGTCGGACGATCTTCCGGTACTCGGGATCGCCGGGTGCATACCTGGGGACCTTGCGGGACCGAGGATGGCGCTCCTTCCATCTACCGAACCAATGCGCGCAGATTGCGTCGATCTGTTCGCGGTAGCTTGAACGACGAGAGCTCGAGCCCCCGGCTCGAGAGGAGCCGGCGACAGCCGGATCTCTCTCTTCTTCTCGGCCTCCGGCTTCCGGCTTCTGATCTTCTGGCCTCTGGCTTCTGGCCTCTGGCCTCTGGGGGTCACTGTGACCGTTACTGTGACCGTCACTGTAACGCTCCCCTGAGGGGTCCTCCTGTCTTGCGCGGTACTCGCGCTGCCGTTTTGCGCTCGGGTTCTCCTGCCACTTGCGCAGATTCGGGAACGCGAGCACACCCCCGTCTCGGCGCTCGAGCGTCCCGACGCCGAGAGCGAGGACCAGGGCCCGGTTCACTTGCTCGAGCGTACACCGGGCAGCCTTGGCGAGCTCCTCGTCCGTCCTCAGCGGCTCCCTCGCAGCGTTCACGATCAGGCCTGAGCCGTCGCGCTGCCGGCCCTTCCGGTTCGCGACGTACAGGAGCCGAGCCATTATCCCGGTTGTCGTGGCGTCCCAGTCCTCGTGAGAATCGCTGAAGAAGAACCCTCGGTGAAGCTTCATCCACTCGGGGCGTTGTGCATGCCACTCACTGCCCCGAGGCATCGGCTGCTCGCTCGAGCGTGCTCTGATGCGACCGCTCGTGGAGGGCCTCCTGAATCAGCCGAAGCGTCATGTTGCTGACCTTGCGGTTCTCTTCGTCGGCGAGTCGTTGGATCTGTCGTCGGAGCGCCGGGTCGACGTCGACGCTGATGCGGTTCCGTTTGCGCCATTTGTCCTTCATCGGCTCGAGTTTGGAGCCATCTGGAGACTTTGTCAACCCATGGGGCCTGCGCCGGCGTCGAGTACTCTCAGAACTCGAGGTTTTCAAAAACCCCTAAATCGATCAGACCAGGCGGTCGGAATCCAGGAGGGTACCGCGCCCAGGCCCGGCCTCGTTGGTTCCATATGGAACCGCTCCGCTCGAACGACCTGGAAGACACAGGGGATCTATCAGTTCTGCTCGAGCAAACGGCCCCCAAAAGAACAGGGTCTGGGGCGAGCGGTTTTCGAAACACCGGCCAAAAAAAAAGTCCGCACACGACCCCTCCCGATGTCCGTGATCAGAAAGGAGGAGGGTGGCCCCACCGGCCAAGACTAGTCCGAGGACGATCCTCGGTTGCCGGGGCTCGCTGCCCTCCTCTGGGGAGGTCTCGAGGGGGATCAGAAGTCGTGAGGTGGGTCTACGACGGGGTCGAAGGACTCAGACGGCGACTCACACTGCCGGCAATACGGACAGTTGTCGAAACACCCTAAGCAGACCTCGAACTGAACACCGCAGGCTGAGCACATGGCAAGGCTGCCGGCTCTGCCGCAATCGACACATACGAATGCGCTCATACGCCCTCCCAGGGGTCCGGACGGCAGGCCCGTCGGAGCTCCTCGACAGCGCGTCGGAGGTCTCGACTGCCTCGGTCGAGCTCGTGGCTCAGGCTCTCGAGCCGCTTGCTCGAGCGGAAGGCGAAAGCGATCGCAGCGGTGAACGAGATGGCGACGAGGGGCACGGCGGCCGCGTAGGAGGCCACGGTCAAGACGAGGTCTCTAGCTCTCACAGCTGCAACCAGTCGCGGGGGGGCTCGCCAAGCCGAAGGACTCTCGCCCGCTCTTCTGGGGAAAGGCGAGAGCAGAGCTTATCCATGTACCTGATCGCTCGAGCGGTCTCCTTCCTCGTCAGGCACGGATTGATCGTGCGCTGATAATACAGAGGGATCATCCGCGCATACCTGCCCCGGTAGGCGACGATGGTTGCAAGCCTCATCCTTCGAGCTCCTCGTGCTCGAGAGTCTCGAGAGTCAGAGCCTCGACCTGCTTCCCCTGCTTCGCATGATGGAGCTTCGCCAACCGGGCGAGGCGCTTGAGCGCTTCAGACTCTTTCAGGCTGGGCTTTTCTCCCGCCAAGAAAGCCGCCAGAAACACGATCAACTGCGCGGCTTCCTCGCGATCGATCTCGATCTCAGAATCTCCGAACACTTGAGATATGAAGGCCGTCTCGTCGACCTCAAACACCAGATCGCCGAAGCGACGCTTCCAGCTGCGCTCAATTCTATCCTGGTCGGTCATGTCCTGTGCGCTCATCCCTGCACCTTCTTCCTCGCGTGTTCGTAGAAGTCCCGGAGGTCCTCTGGGGCGAGGTCGCCGGGATCCGAGACGCTGTATAGCTCCTTGAGGTCTGCCTCGAGGTCCTCGGCGGCATCTGCCGGCGCTGCCTCGACGAGGGCCCAGTAGGACGCGATCAGGGCCTCGTGGGCTCCTGGTGCCGGCTCAGACGTCTCGCTCGTCACCCCTTCCTTGGCCTGCTCCGCCTGTCGATCGGCGTCAATTCGAGCCTCGAGGGCCTTGTCGAGGTCAGCGACGACGGCCCTCATCTGCTCGAGCGTCTCCATCGGGCGACCGTTCCGGATGCGACGGCACTCCTCCTTGCCGAGCGCCTCGACGAGCTCGGTCAGCCTGACCTTGCAGCGGCGGACCTCTCTCGGGTCTGCCTGCCCGTTCCTCGGCCTTTCTTGAGCCGGTCGAGACTCAGGAGCGGGCCCGTCGGGAGGCCTTTGGCGCGGCTCCTCGTAAGCAGGGTGGCCAGGCGGGGGGCCCCAGTCGGGGGGAGGCGTCTGATTCCAGCCCGGAGGAGGGCCAGCCCACGGCCGGACGTCGCTCGGCCTCTCGGGCAACGGCTGCTCATCCGGGTCGAGTGCGCCAGCGTATGCCTGCCACCCGACGCCGAGCAGGCCGAGGGCCTTCTTGAGGCCATTCGTGATCGCGCCCTTCTCGGCGTCGGCCTTGGCCATCGAGGCGTGCTCGCCACGCATTTCGGCTCGGGCCCAGAACCGGAACCGGGGCCCATCGTCGGCGTCGTCCCATCGGCCAAACTCGACGAGGACCCGGGCTCGCGCCGTGAACATGCGCGCCCCACGTTTCGTCTGGCCGACCTCGACTTCCGGGTCGCCCTCGACCCGCCACTGTCCAGGGCCTAGGACCTCGTTCAAGCGCTGGACGGTCCAGCTGTAGCCGATGCCGGTCGTGTCGTAGCCCTTCCGCGTCTCGCCGGCCTTCGTCCTCTGAATCGCTGCTTCTGGGAACGGGGCCGACAGCGCTGCCCGGATCTTGCCCTTCGTCTCGAGGTCCTCGGGCCACCCGTAGGGCGTAGCGGGAAGGAGCTCGACAAACGAAGGGTGGAACGTGTGCGCGAGGGGCGCGACCTGAGTCGCGCCCCTCTTCGCCTTTGGGTTCACGGATCAGTCGCCCTCGAGGATGCTGTCGCAGTCTTCGACGAGCTCGAGCTGACGGTCAGGCGCGGCCGAGGTCGAGTCGAGCATCTCCTCCTCGAAGTCCTCAAGCTCCCGCTTCAGGGACCGGGCCCGGCGCATCAGGTCCCGCTTGCCCTCGAGCTGGGCGAGGCTCGCCTCGAGCCGGCCGGCTGCGACGATGGCGCCTCGGACGTGCTTCTTGCTGAGCGCGACGGCGGTCTGTTCTGGGGTCGTTGTGGCGTTCTCTTGTGCCATGCTGAACGCCTAGCACAGCTCAGGGTGCCGGGTCGAGAGTTTTTGTTATCGGAAAGGCGGCGAGCGCCGGCGAGGAGGGTCTAGCAGCCGAGGCAGAAGCTCACGGTGTCGTCGAGCTCGACGAGCCTGGTGCCCCAGAGCACCATGCCTTGTCGGTTCGTCTGGGCGATCGCTGGGTCGTTCCGGAGCTCGGTCCTCAGGTCCTCGGTGATGTCGACGAGGCGCCATCCCTCGGGGAGCTCCTCGAGCTCATGGTGAAACAGGAGGTCGACCTTCACGTCCTCGAGCTCGCCGATCAGCATGTCATCGTCGGCCGAGTCGGTCAGGAGGAGCCAGACGTGCTCGCCATCGGCAGCGGCTCGAAAGATCTCTCTCGGGTGATGGCTCTTGCAGTCGGGCATCAGGCGCCCCTCCCCTGCTCGGCGACCAGGCCGAGCCGGATGTTCGGAATCTCGTCGCCGTAGTCAGCGACGAAGGAGTCGACGATGAGGGCGAGGACTCGGCGCCTCGGGAGCCTCATCTGACGGGCGAGGTAGGTCACCGCGTCGAGATGGTCCCCGCAGATCTCGCGGGTCACCGGATGGACTTCGCGACGACGACGCCGGCTCATGATGACGCCTCCTCGTCGTAGATGCGCTCGGCATCGTCACCCAGGAGCCGGATGGCATCGCAAGTAGCCAAGTCGCCACTCGTCCCAGCGTCCCTGAGCCATGCGTCGACCCCGCAGTCCGCATCCTGCTCGGCGCACTCTCGGACGATCCGCTCGGCATCGTGGCGGGTCATCAGGATCAGCCTCTGCCCGTTCTTGCGGCCGTCGGGATCGCCGTTCGACTGAGCCCATTCGACGGAGTGCGGCGAGGTCCAGACCTCGGCCTCCCAGACCTCGGCAGCCCGCATCGCGCCTTCGGCTTCCGAGATCGCCTCGGCAGTCTTGACGCTGATCGACTCCTCCCCGAGCACAATGTACTCAGAGGGCTCGACCTCTGAGATGCGAAGCGACGAGGCCTCGTACCCCTGAAGCTTCTCCGCGTAGGCGATGAGCTCTTCTGTCTCTTCGTCGTCCAGCTCGATGTAGACGCCATGATGGAGATCATCGAGGGTCTCGATGATCTCCTGCGCGCCATCCTCCTGGCTCAGCCCATCGACACTCTCCCAGAATGCGCCATCGGTTGTGTTGTCGAGGTTGGCTCTGATCAGCTTCATCGGTTTCTCCTCTCGGTCCTTGACCGTCTCTGGTTTTTGTAATCGGAAACTCAGGACAGAGTCAAGCGCTGATCGAAGAGGGGTCGGTTTTCGGTGGGAGGAGGGTCGAGGGACGGGTCAGCGCCGGGGGGCTCGGGGCCCCGGGGAGGACCGGCGCCGACCTGAGAGCAGTCTAGCTGCCCTTGACCTCGCGGGTCAGCAGGATCTCGAGGGCCGACGAGAACTTCTGCGAGCCGGTGAGGGCCTGAACGCGGATCGTGTTGAGTTGCTCGGTCAGGTTCGCCGAGTCACGCGCTGCCTTCGCCTGGATCTCGTTCAACCCTCCCATCAGGGAGGCGGTCGACGCCACAACCATCTGGCCGAGGGTCGCAGTCCCGGCGATCAGCTCCTTGATCCGTTCGGTCTCGCCAACATCCTGGTTGTTGTTCGTGGAGCTCGTGTCGGTCTTCTTCGTGTTGCTGGTTTCGTTCTCGATCGTCATTGGTTCCTCTTGAGTCGCTCCGACCGCGCCGAGCGAGGAACCTCCTCCCAGCGAGCCGGAGCGTGTGTGTGTGCTTAGCGTCAGGATGTGAGCTCGGTCAAGGGTTACGGTCCTCGAGAACCTCAGAGCGCTTTCTTCAGCCTCTTGGCGAGCGGGTAGAGCTCGGCCATTCGTCTGAACACGTCCCAGGCGAGGTCGAGGAGCTCGAGAGGCCAGCTATGGTGATGGAAACCACCCCACTGCTTGTCGACTCGGAGCAGGTGGACCTCCTCGATAGGCTGCCCGAATGCCTCGAGACCTCGGATGTCGAAGAGCGGAGCCGAGCCCTTCCCTCTCGCAGCGCAGTTTGCGCCACCCGACTCCCATAGGTTCCGGTAGGCCGCGACCTGGCACAAGTAATCCTCGTAAATCCCATTCGAGGTTTTCCAGTCGAGCATGATCAGGCGACCGTTAATCCGTCCGATCGCATCGAGGGTGCCACCGTACTCGGGGCACGCGGAGACGAGCGACACCTCGGTATGGAGGATCTCGACGCGGGTCTGCTCTTGCCAGCGAAGGAAGCCCTCGAAGCCTTTTTCGGCGAGAGCAAGCTCCCTCTGCTGATCCTCGAAGTGGGCCCGCTGCCGCACTCGGTCAACGTCCCCCCGCTTGATCGTCGCCTCGATCAGGTCGTGAGCGATCGAGCCGGCTGTCGCCGCGCGGTCCCGCTCCTCGTAGAGCGTCTTGCCTTCGTCCCCCTGCTTCCACGCCCAGTGGAGCAGCCCCCCCGAGTCCTTGAACCTCGAGAGGATCGTCGTCGTCCCCGTCAGCCGGGTCCCGCTCGGTAGATAGTAGTTGATCCTTGGCATCGTTTCCCTTCCTTCATCTCGGCAGCCTGAGCGCTGCGATCGAGATCTGTAGTCTCCTGGCTTCTTCTCGTACCAGGGCGCGATCCTCGGAGTGCCTCTCGCAGAACACCGGCCAGAGCTCGGGGCCGAGCAGGCCATACACAACCTCGAAACGGTACTCCCACGGCTCTTTCCGATAGCCGAACCGTGCCTGATCACAGGCTGCGCACCCGGTCCCCTTGAAGCTCACGGCCAATCGTCCCCGAGCTCCCCGAGCCTGCCGGCTGCCCTCTCGTGCTCGACGACGAGCTCGGCTGCCCGGTCGTAGCGCCTCGACTTAAGCTCGCGAGCTGAGAGCAAAGCGGCGTCGTCTGGGTCGAGCGAGGACGGGTTGAAGACGAGGGACGGGTAGTCAAAGCGACCAGGCTCCCCCGGTTTGGGCAGGACGAGCGTCGCGACGACGCCCTCGTCTCGCAGGTTCACTCGCACGTTGAACCCGTCGACTCTACGGCTGGCCATCGTCGTCCTCGTCCTCGTCCTCGTCCTCGTCCGAACACTCGGAGATGGCCACCTGCCCAGGGCTGGCCATCGCCCGCTCGAGCTCTGCCGCTTGCTCCGGGGCCATGAAGAGCACGATCTCGATCTTCTGGCCGGCGAGCGTGATCCGGATCGTGTCGTACCGATCGCGTTCCATCTGCTGCCATGGCAGCTTCTTCCATGACGTGCGCGTGACGGAGGCGCCGATCGGCTTGTCGTCCGTGTGGAAACTCAAGGTCATCATGTGGTCACCTCCTCGGCGTCGAGCCGAGCTTCCTCTTCCTT